ACAGGAAAACTAAACACAGTAGTTTTAAGCGGATTCATCACATCAGCTTCACTTGGAACACCTTGATCTTTTAACATTTGTGTTAATGGATCATTATTAGATTGACGAACACGTCGTATATAATAAGGCGCAAAACGTCCATGAATACCAGAAGAACTATCAACAAGCTGAGATACAGTACCGCTTGGCTTAACCGTTGTAATAGCTGTAGAGGGGTTAACACCCAACTTTTCAGCATATTCTTTATTTGTGTCAATTGCTACTTGTTTCAACCTCCGTAACATTGCTGGATCAGGATTACGTAAAATACGACAATCTTGAATTCCTGTTAAAGAAACACCTAGTAAGCGTTCATCTTCACAGTTCTTTTGCCAAATCTTACGTACATATTTAAAGTCTGTTAAAGTAGACTGTAATGTACCAAGAATAGTAGCTATACGAATCTTACGTGCAAGATCAGCTTCTGTATCATGTTCACGACAAACAACTTCTGATAGGTTACATAGCTGATTAGGGCGAAGAAGAATCTCTGCGCAAGGATTTGAACCCTCAATCAAAGACGCATCACGACGACCATTATTATTTTGTTTTCGAGCACCATAGCGACTAAAGATACCCCGTTCACCTGAACCTGATTTCATCAGGGAGACCCATTCTTCCATGAATACATTCATAGAAGGTTTTTGATCGTAAACAGCAGAGTTATTTGCCAAAGCACGTTGTTCTTCTGTTTCCCACCAACGACCAGACTTAGCATCACGAATATCAGGGTCACCTAAGTCAGACATCGAGATAAGAGCAGAACGACGAACACCGCCTACAACTACAATCTCAGCAATTTTACAAACAATGTCATGTACTTCAATAGGACGTAGTTTACGGCCTTTTGCTGTTTTGAAGGTTTTAGTTACAAAGTTAAAAAGATCCATAAGTGGTTCTGGACCAGAAGCACGTCCACCCATAGTTTTAAGTCTTGAACCTTCTGGACGAATTTTACTATAATCCCATTCATGTTCACTTCCTAAATATAAGTCTGCAATAAGCTTACGAAGAGCCTTTGCCCAACCTTCAGCACTATCTTCAATTTGGATTAAACGTTCTGTTTTATTAAATGTATCATTGATAATTGGAAGCTTATTTACATATTTAGCTTCGGCACTAAATCCAACTCCAGTACCTGCCATAAGAATGTAAAGAATTTCATCAAAGACTCGTGGATGATCTACTGCAGCAAAACTACAATTGTAACCACGAAAATGATTCTTTCTAAGTGCATCCCCTGCCGCCCACATAGAGCGCATAGATGGCATTACTTCGTGGTCATATACTGCAGAATGAATTTCTTTAAAATCTTCATTTGTTAATGTATTATTCCCGACTTCATCTTTCCAGAAGCCGACCAATCGATCTACTGTCTCGTCCCAAGTTTCACGACGACCCTTGTCATCTAGAAAACGTGAATAGCGAGATAAGTGGATGAATGAACGATAGGGATCCATTGAGTTCTCCTTAATTGAGATTATTGTGTTTTTCATTAAAAAAGATGTCTGCATAAAAATAGAGTTTATTGTAAAATTCTTTATCTTTTAAATATTCATCTTCCATTTCATTTTGTAATCCTAATAAATATTCTCTTACATTAGGATTAAGATTTTTTAAGTCAGCCCCTGAATCCAGAAGCTGACAGATTATTGATAATTGTACTAAATGCTGTGTGTCCATTACAGTCTCATCATTACTGATTCGTCGAATTCGTCTAGCCCTTTCTTTAGTCTACCTGTTTCAAAGTCATAAGCCATACTTCCAGAAGGTCCAGTTAAGCCTGTGTATCGGCATTTGAGAACCTTTGTTTTAATTGTGTTACGCTCTTCAGAGTTATCTGAGCTAACATTTCTAGCAAAAGCAATGATATCCATGCTAATTTGCTTAATAGAGCCAGAGCCACGGATGTCATCCATTGAAGGGAGTTTTCCATCTTCAAAGCTTTTTCCTTTATTATCTGTCTTGCGTAAGTGACTAATAAGACCAATCCATACGTTATGTTTCTTAACAAGACGTAATAGATCATTCATAATTTTATCTATGGCTTCGTTTCCAGATAGCCCTTCAGCACCTTCCGAAGCGAGGATAGTGATGTGATCAACAAAAAGATACTTACAACCACTAAGACACATGTACTCCAGAAAATCCATAATAGATCCATCTGAAATACTACCTTGATGGTCAAGAACCATAACACGATTATCCCCGAATATGTTATCAAATCCGACTTTGAGATCTTCAATAGGTATTTCTTCATTTGCGGGATTCCTATTTATAGCCATACCTGCCATTTTACGGGCAGTCTCGGCAGGTGATTCTTCTAACGAGATGATACCGATTTTATCGGTTGTACTTTCAAGGAGGTGGACTGCGATTTCCCTGAGTAGAGTTGACTTGCCAGAACCAGTGCCAGAGGTCCATAAAGTAATTTCACCAAAGCGCATTCCTTTCAGTTTATCATTTAATCCTTCCATAAAGTCAGGATAAGGTACAGATTCAATTTCATTATACTTTTCAAGCTGACTCCATAGCTCATCTTTAGTTAAAATACCAGCTGGTGTATAAGTAGTTGAATCATATATAACTTTAAGAACACTATCAGGGTCTTTAACCCAAAGATCGCTTGCATCCTTTTCAGAACATTTAACTATTTTAATCTTATCGTAACCAATAATACGAGCAGCTTCTTTAGTAGCTTCTCTGCCAGCATCGTCATTGTCAAGCCATAAGATTACTTCGTCAAAGTTTCTAACCCAATCTCTAACATCAATTAAATCTTTAACACTAGAGGCAGAACGTAGAGAAACTACGGGGTAAAAAGTTTTGTATCGCTTATACCAGGCTGATTGCACTGACATAGCGTCAAGCTCTCCTTCGGTGATAACAAGTCGCTTACCTCCAGAGTACAATTGTTGTCCAAACATTCCACCCTTAACGGTGCCAATGGAGGCAAAATCTTTGGGTAATCGTCTGATTTTATATCCAACAAGAGTATCTTTGCTGAAATAAGGATAGTAATGAGCATCAAGATTGCCATCAAGATCATAAGATACTTTAACCCCATAATGCTCACTAACTTGTTTATATATGTTACGCTCTTTAAAACCACGAGAAGGGTAATCATTTTTAACCTCCTCTAGTCGTGAAGACCAATCTTTTATAGTTGTTATTTCTTGCACATAGCCCTCTTTAGGCGCAAAGAAGTTTCTTTTGCAGGAAAAACAAAAGGCAGAACCATCTTCATAGATCTGTTTAGCATCTGAACTTCCACACTTTTCACATGGTTGATTACGATTGACTATTCGTCCCATCATCATTCTCCATAGTATAAGCTGCTACAAACTTGTAAGCTTCTGTAATTAACAAGTAAAGAATAATACTTGCATATGGATTAAAAATATTAAGATTGAGAAAGTCATCAATCAAAGCAATAATTAAAATTGCCACACTAACAATATACAATGCAGGTGCAATTGGTGACATATTCATTGTTTAAACCTTTTCTTTATTTTACTTACAAAAGATCGAGTCCGCTTGGTAGGCTCTTCGTTTGGAACAAACCTAATAGCAGCAATTTGTCTATTGTAAAATCTAGGTGTTACACCATCATTAAGTTTTTCTGTCATACATTCACATACCATTTGAAGATATGCTTCCGCATAGTAAAGCCCACCTTTTGTTTTATATAAATCTATGATTTCAAAACTAAAGTTATTTTTACCATACTTTTTTATATCTTTTTTAACGTTAACTGAAGATCCAACATAGGATCTCCAAGTCATTTCTTTACCGTAAGTTCTTGATTTTTTCTTACCATGATGAAAAAATTGTTTCTTACCAATATAAAATTGATTAGTTACTTGGTTATGTATTAAGTACACAAATCCAAACCACTCTTCGGCTTCAAATTTATAAGGATAATCCCAATGTCCGTTACTCATAGTAGCCAATGAGGTCATAATATACATCTCGATCTATTTTAAAGTAATCACCTATATGTCGCCAAATATGAATAAGACGACCGTTAGCAATAAGAAAATTGTAACCCTCTTCTTTACCATAATGGTCTGCATAAGCTGTACAAACAGTAGTTTTAAAGTCTTTCCAAGATTCCTTTAAAATCTTTTCGGCTTTCTTAGGACCAATCCCAGGAAGACCTGGAATATTGTCAGTAGAATCCCCCATAAGAATCTGTTTCCAGTAATGAAAATTAGCATCATAATTGTTAACCTCGTAAAGTTCACCCCTACGAGGATTATAATGCTTACCCTCAATACAATCAAGGTCTTTATCTACTGATACAACAACAAAGTCTTTGTTACTTTTTCGGCAGTCTTCTGCCCAAGTTCGTACCATATCATCTGCTTCACAATAGTCAGTAAGTAAACAATTATCGTAATCTTTTTCGATATCAGACTTCAAATCTAAGAACCAATCTGGTCTTGTTAATTTTGACTTAGAACGATTAGCTTTGTATTCAGGATACAAATCTACTCTAAAGTTGTCAGGCCCACCAAGAGCCATAACATAGTCTTCTGAAAAAGTTTCTTCCATAATTGCATTAAACAAACCGTTAAAGTTAGTATGTGCTTCTTCTTTAGTTTCTGCCCCCCATATACTAATATATAAGAGAACATCACCATCAATAATAGCTATCATAATAGCTCCTTTAATTGTTCTTTAACGTCAGCTATTTTTTAGCTTTATTCTTCTTCGTCTTGATACTCTTTCCAATTCTCATATTCTTCACGGAGACCCCAGTCCCAGATGAGATCTTCTGGCAAGTTGTCTTCCCAGTCTTTGTCTTCAAAATCAATACTATAAGATTGATCTTCACGATCTTCATACATCCCTACAAACATCATGCCAGGTTCATAGTAGGTTGCTCTGATTTCTAAGTTGTGTAAAAGCTCACCTTCAGCATAGGCTACTGTGGGTGGACCCCAAGCACTGTCAAAGTTAAGGGTTAGCTCAAGGTTATCGTAGTCTATATCCCAGTCAACCTGTCGAACTTCCCATTTAGTTCCCCAAGCCTCACAAGCTTTACCGTAATCCCACTCTCCAATGGGGTTTAGTGTTTCTAAAAGCTTATCATTTTTACAAGCTTCTACTAGAAGTTCTAGCTTTTCTTTAGTTCCTGTAATAGTTACACTATTCATACACCAGTTTGGCATTTTATTTTCCTTTTCCGTTAAGTTGACGTTTTTCAAGTTTGTTAATGTTTGCTATCATTACATCGTTTAATGTAGCACTTATGCGATTAGCAAGAATAGTAACATACCATAGTACATCACCTAGCTCATCTAGCATCTCTTTTTCGGTTGTTGCATTTACTACTTCATCAGCCTCTTCTTGAAGACCTTGAAGCAAGTAATCATGATACCTATGTCCTGGCTTAAAGAATTGCAAAGCTAAATCTTGATAAAGTTCTGTAGATATCTTTTTCATTTAAAATGCTCCGTTGTAAGACGACCGTTAAAGTTTCTAATAATAGGAATAGATAACGTTTTTTTACTCCTTTCAAATTTTACACGATGTGGATACCATAAGTAAGCAATAGGGTCTCCTTTCTTGTAAGTTACCGAGCTATTTGCTTTTCCAAAGGTATTAATCTGAAAAGTATGATTTTTAGTATATTCCCCCATAAACGCCCCTTGAACAACTTTTAAAGGTGACTCTGGGTTATGATAAAAAGGATCCAAAAACAAAGAAGGCATATTTGTTTTAAAAACAAATGGCAATACTATTTTGGCATTAACATAACCTTTAAAAATATGACCTGGAGTTTTAAAGCTTTTATTTTTTTGCTCTGGAACATATTGCACAGGAGGATGATAAGAGATTGCCATCATGTTTGGATTAGCAATATCAAATTCAATATCGTTATTTGAAAAATTAATTTCAAAATCACATGGAGCTTTCATTAATAGACAATGTGATAATTGATCTACAATAGCAGGACAAGATTTTGCAGTTTTATAAGCAAAATACTTTTTGTTTATTGTATTAACAAATCGCTCTAATAGTGTTTTATGTTCTTTATTAGATTTTGCGTTAATTACTTCTTTAGGTAGATTAGGATGAAGCCTAGTCATCTCTTTAAACCATAAAGAGCTCTTAATACAAGGATAGTCAAAATATGTATTAAATAAATCTTGATCCGATTCATATTGTACAATTTCTTTCATCCAAGCATATTTATGATAGTCATAATATACTTTTTTCATACTTTCCTCACAACTCTAAACATACCTGCTGTGCTGTTTATAGCAGATAGAATATCAAGAAGCTGATTATAAGTCATACATATAACATCATATTCATTTTTATAATCTTGGAATTGGCGAATAAAAGTAGTACCATCGTCACCAATAATAACTTGAACATCTTCCTGACTATCTTCTTCACATAACACGGTTATTACGGCATCTTTTTCTTCAAATTCAACAGTATACATTTACAGTTCCTTTATTACCTGATTTGGTAAACAAACAAGTTGTTGCATCTCATTAAAAGCGGGTTCAACTTCATGAAGCGCATAATAGCAGTTTTCACGGTTTTCAAACACACCTAAATGCTTCATTTGCAACGTTCCATTTACCATTTGAAAAGCAATTAAGACCCACAACATTTTTCACACTCTTCTTTTGCATCGTGATAACCAATGTCATGACCTTCATTAAAGCCTTCATCATAGCCTTGTTCACGTCCATTTTCCCAACCATGATCATAAGCGTCTTCTTTGGCTTCTTCCATCTCAGTTGTATAATCAGACATAGCATTTTCTACAACCGCATCTTCAAGATCTTTTAATGCTTCTTCCATTGGGCTTGGCACATCGAGTCCTTTAAATTTCATGTTTTCATAAAACCTATCGAACTCAATACGAATTAATTCTTCAACAGACATAGTAATCATAGTTATTCCTCATTAAGACAGAATTCACAAAATTCATTTGCAGATGGGTTATTACAGCTAACACATAACCTTTGATTAGCTTTTTCTCTTTCTATAGATCGCTTAATTTCAGACTCATCTAATGGGCGAATATCGCTGGTTTCTCGTGTTGTTAACCAGATTCGATAAACATAATATTCAAATGTACTGTCAGGATTATATGATTTAAAAGCATCTTCAGCAGAGTAGAACCAAGGGGTTACCCTCAGTTCTTTCCCATTTTCTAATTCTACTTTAACACAGTATTGTTTAGTGAACTGCATAGTAGTCATCTCCAATTTTACAATCACCACAAGTCATTATATTAACTCCTACTTGCTTTGGTGCTTCCTCAAAGCATTTGATAATAATATCTCGTGCTTTTTCTTCTTGACCATCTTTTACTTCATAAGTTACTTCGTCGTGATAAAACAATAAGATACGAGAATTGATCTTTGACTTAGCAAATTCTTCATGTATCATATTTACTGTATATTTCATTACAACAGCTTCGGCACCTTGAATGAGATAATTAAGTGCTTTATGTCTTTGATCTCGTTCTAGTACAATGGGGCGAGAATCTAAACCGACAATAAAACCTTTCTCTTCAATTGCTTTGTTGCATCGATCAATTAGCAAGGCTAACTTGGGTAATGCTTTCTTGTATTTAGCAATTGATTTCTTAGTCTCATTAACAGACTGATTAATATAACCACTAAGTTTTTGAGCACCAGCTCCGTAAAGATAAGCAAAGATAAACCGTTTAGCTTCATTTCGTGTACAGCCAATAATATCTGCATTCATTTGATGGATATCACCTTCAAGTACTGTTTTAGTAAACTCAGGATCCCCCATATAATGAGCTAAAAGACGTAGCTGACAAGCTGCGCTATCAGCACTGACAAGCTTATAACCAGTATCGGCAATAAAAAGTCGTCTAAATTCTTTTCCAAGCGTTGCTTTGCCTGAAGGGAGATTGGCAATAACTTTATGAGTTTGTCTGAAGGTAGGTGTGCCAATATTAAACACATCACCATGCAAACGACTATTATTATCAACATAATCAAACCATCCTTCTAAGATTGATTTACGAGAGCGTAAAGTATAATACTCTTGTAGAGCTTTGCCTACGTCTCCCAATGGTTCCAGTGAACTATCTGTGAGTTTTGCTGAGACTTTGATGAACTCTCCATTGGGTAATCTCTTATAGTTCCACTCGTCTGGGATCCAGCCAAGTTTTCCGAGAAAAGATTTAACCGTATCAGTGTTACCAATATCGCCAGCACTAAAATCAATCCGACAGTAATCACCCCAAATGGGACAAGTATCAACAGTGGTGTCCACAGGAAGCCCAAACCAACGCTGTACGTGGCTAGTAAGTTTTCCTGTTTTCGTGAAAGTTGCTTTTTTTGGTATTGCATAGCGTTTTCCTGTAGTTGGTTCGTGATCCTTTTGAGTATCAGGATCTACAACAGAAGCTTTACCAGAGAGTTTAGGATTAATAAAATCTGTAATTTCTTGCATTCTTTTATCAATCGTATCTCTTAATTGTTCAGCTTCTTCTTTGTTAAATTTCCAACCATTCTCACACTGTTCTG